CACCTAGGAGACATGTATGTAAAATAAATGTAAATAAATGCAGAAAAGACTTGACAAATGAGAAAAGACGTATAAAATACTCATTGAAGGTTATCCTTCCAAGAACTCAAATGAAGTCTAAGTAGACAGGCTACTTAGCTAATACAGGAAGTTTCTAAATGAGTTACTTCTGTGTCTAGCTTCCTAAGTTGGACACAAGAGGTAAGTAAAGTAAGTTAATACTTCATTTAGATTCTTGACATAAAAGTTAAATTAGATAGTTACTCTAGAGTCTCAGAGTAGCTGTACCCGTATTTATTATTTACTTACAATAGTAGTACATCTCCTTAAAGGACAAAGATGGAACAAGAACCAACAAAGCGTAAAGCAGGTAGACCCAAGAAGGGTGAAATCATAGCCAAGAAAAAAGGTAACAGGGAGTTACGTGGTCGTCCAGCAGGGGACAAAGCGATCATGGATGAGTACAAAGCTAGGATGCTTAACTCACCTAAGTCAGCTAGGGTCTTGGAGGCTATATTCGATGCTGCTTTAGATCCTGAACACAAGGCTCAGAGTGCAGCATGGAAGTTAATTGTGGACAGGATTGTTCCTGTGTCTTCCTTTGAACAAGTTAAACAAGGCGGTGGTGCTCCTGCTATTAGCATTAACATTACAGGGCTTACTCAAGCTAGTACTGTGGTTGAGCAGGATGATGTCTCGTACGACAGCACGTCTTATGACATCACGGACGTAGAGGACAAAAATGTTTAATAGAGAAGGCTGGGATGGCTGATCTTAACTTTGAACTCCTTAAATGGCAACAGGATGTCTTCAAGGACACCCATAGGTTTAAAGTGGTTGCTGCAGGGCGTCGCTGTGGGAAGTCTAGGCTTTCTGCGGTGACCCTGCTCATTGAAGCTCTGAACTGTCCTGAAGGCTCCGCTGTGATGTACATAGCTCCTACCTTAGGACAAGCGAGAACCATTATGTGGGACTTACTGAATGACTTAGGTAGACCTGTCATCAAGTCAGCTCACGTGAACAACTTGGAGATTACCCTTGTCAATAATCGTAAGATACTCGTTAGAGGCGCTGATAATCCTGATAGTCTCCGTGGTGTGTCTCTCACTTATGTAGTCCTTGACGAGTGTGCCTTTATCAAGGAAGACGTATGGCAGAAGATCATTCGAGCTTCTCTGTCTGACAAGAAAGGTAGAGCTTTATTCATTTCTACCCCTAGTGGACGTAACTGGTTCTACGATGTCTACAACTTAGGTCAAGATGTAGATGATGAATGGCAAAGCTGGCACTTCACAACCAAGGATAACGAGACTATCGATCCTAAGGAAATTGAGGCAGCTGAGCGTACTCTAAGCTCTTTTGCATTTAAGCAGGAATACCTGTCTTCCTTCGATACAGCTGGTTCCGATCTATTCAAAGAGGAATGGTTAAAGTACACAGAGGAGCCTAGCTACGGTGAGTACGTCATAGCTATCGACTTAGCTGGTTTCGAGGATGTAGCTAAGTCAGCAGGAGCCTCTAAGAAGAGACTAGATGAGTCAGCTATCACAATCTGTAAGGTGTTAGACAACGGTGACTGGTGGGTTAAGGACATCATCCACGGACGTTGGGACATCAAAGAGACTGCTCAGAAGATCCTCTTAGCTGTACGTGAACATAGGCCTATCGCTGTTGGTATCGAGAGAGGTGCTTTGAAGAATGCTGTGATGCACTACCTCGAAGATTTGATGAGGAAGAACAATGTCTATTGTCACATCCAAGACCTGACACACGGGAATAAGAAGAAGACAGATAGGGTTGTCTGGGCTTTGCAAGGTAGGTTCGAGCATGGTCGTATCACCTTGAATGAAGACGCTAACTGGAAAGAGTTCGAAGATCAGTACATCATGTTCCCTACCTCAGGCGTTCACGATGACTTGATTGACTCTCTAGCTTACGTCGATCAATTAGCTGTTACTAGCTACCAGCAAGACTACGAAGAAGATGATTGGGAACCTCTTGACTCAGTGTCAGGATTCTAAGGAAAAGGAAATATATGGGTATCAAACGAGGAAGTGAAGAGTTCGAAGGCTACAACAAGCCTAAGAAGACTCCCGGACACGCTACTAAGAGCCACGCTGTCTTAGCTAAGGAAGGCGATGAGGTAAAGCTTATTCGCTTCGGTCAACAAGGCGTTAAAGGCAGTCCTGACGGTTCAGCTCGTAACGATGCCTTCAAAGCCCGTCACGCTAAGAACATCAAAAAAGGGAAGATGTCAGCTGCTTACTGGTCTGATAAAGTTAAGTGGTAACTAAGGAATAACATGGCTGATAGTCTTTTCAACGCTTCACGACTTTACGAAGCTTTAAAGCAATACAACTTGCTTCCTAGCTACGGTAACTTTGTACCTAACGGAGAAAATTCAGGATTGTTTAGAAATCAAACAAACACTCTTGTTGCCCCAATGCGAGATAAAGATGCTATGGCTCACGAGATGACCCATGCGGTGCAGTTTAACCTTCTTAAAGAAGCTGCTCAAAACTTGCAACAAAAGAAGCAATCCGGTAAATCGTTAACAGATCAAGAAGCTCAGTATTTGAGAGCTGCTGAGCAGTTGTTCAATGAACAATATGGAAATCTTTACAGTTATAGCGGAAGCAAAGCAGTAGAAGATAAACAAGCACGTAAAGGAATCACATCTCTTTATCAAGCTCCTCCTTATTTACCTAATAAAGAAGACTATACACAGTATCGTACAAAACCTACAGAAATACAAGCACACGGCGTAGGTAACATGTCTGTCAAAGAAGCTAAGTCTTCTCCGGGAGCCAATCCCCATCTAGACCCAACCATGACACAAGAGTTTGATATCCTGTTTAGCATGTTTAACAGCTTGCCTCAAGAGTTACGAAATAGTGTTGCGGCCTCTCGTCAAAACAACATTAAAGAAAATAGACAGTTTTACAACGATCCTTATTTGCCTTACGCTACGGATATTTTCTATAATCCTTTCCCTTCAACTATTAAATAAAGCTTGACAAAGTAAACCTTTTAGTGTATATTGCCGTTAACTAATTAGAGAATCTAATACTTATGGAAAACATGGATAAAAACGAGGGCACTCAGTGGGAAGAGCCAAGTGACTCAGATAAAGAGTTAACTCAGTTCGTTGTAGACCACTGTGATCGCTGGCGTGATTACCGTGATACTAACTTCCTAGATGCTTGGGAGGAATACGAGCGTATCTTCCGTGGTCAATGGGCTGCTAACGATAAGACTCGTGAATCTGAGCGCTCTAAGCTAGTCTCCCCTGCTACACAACAGGCTGTTGAGACTCGTCACGCTGAGATCATGGAAGCTATCTTCGGTCAAGGTGACTTCTTCGACATCGAAGACAACCTCCAAGATGTGAACGGTAACGACATCGACGTAGAGCTGCTCAAGGCTCAGTTGATGGAAGACTTCTCCAAGGACAAGATCCGTAAGAGTATCGATCAGATTGAACTCATGGCTGAGATCTACGGTACAGGTATCGGTGAGATCGTAGTCAAGGACGAAGTTGAGTACATTCCAGCTACTCAGGCTATCCCCGGTGTTATGGGACAAGCGGCCATTGGCGTACAGGAAAAGCCTCGTACAGCTGTGAAGATCGTCCCTGTGAACCCTAAGAACTTCCTCTGGGATCCTAACGGTACATCGGTTGAGGAGTGCTTGGGCGTAGCCATCGAGAAGTACGTGTCTATGCACAAGATCGTCAAAGGCATGGAAGACGGTATCTATCGTAAGGTAGACGTAGGCCCTATGTACTCAGAGGATAGCTTGGAAGCTACTCAAGAGTCCACTCAGTTTAAGGACGACAAGGTTAAGCTCTTGACTTACTACGGCCTTGTGCCCCGTGAGTACTTGGAGCAACTGGAGAACAACGAAGCTGAAGTGGTTGACTTGTTCCCTGAGGACTCCAACGCTGATGACTACGCTGATTTGATTGAAGCTATTGTCGTGATCGCTAACGATTCGATGTTGCTCAAAGCTGAGTCCAACCCTTACATGATGAAGGATCGTCCTGTTATCTTGTATCAAGACGACACAGTTCCTAATCGTTTGATGGGTCGTGGAACGATTGAGAAGGCCTACAACATGCAAAAGGCAGTGGACGCACAGATCCGTAGCCATTTGGATTCTCTGGCTCTTACAAGCGCTCCTATGATCGCTATGGACGCTACTCGTCTCCCACGTGGTGCTAAGTTCGAGGTTAAGCCCGGTAAGGCTATCTTGACTAACGGTGCTCCACAGGAGATCTTGTACCCATTCACGTTTGGTCAGACAGGTACTAGCAACCTAGCTACCTCTAAAGAGTTCGAGCGTATGCTCTTGCAAGCTACAGGTACGCTTGACTCTCAAGGCATGGTGTCTTCTGTGTCTCGTGACGCTGGTCAAGGTGGTATTTCGATGGCTGTTGCCTCGATTATCAAGAAGTACAAGCGTACTTTGACCAACTTCCAAGAAGATTTCCTGATGCCTTTCATCAAGAAGGCTGCTTTCCGCTACATGCAGTTCGATCCTGAGCGTTATCCCTCAGTTGATATGAACTTCTTGCCTACAGCTACCTTGGGTATCATGGCTCGTGAGTACGAACAACAGCAGTTTATCTCTTTGTTGCAGACTCTAGGCCCAAATACACCTGTTTTGCCTGTGATTTTGAAGGGTATCGTACAGAACAGCTCTCTGAGCAACCGTTACGAGATGATTTCCGAGCTGGAGAAGATGAATCAGCCTAATCCTGAGCAACAACAGATGCAGATGCAGCAACAAATGCTTGCTTTGCAGACAGCACAGGCTCAGTTGGCCTTGTTGCAAGCCCAAGCAGCTGAGAAAGCAGCTAACGCACAGCAGACACAGCTAGAGACAGCTCTGATGCCAGAGGAGATGCGAGTTAAGGTTGTT